AATCTTCCAAACACAAGAATCCATTATTGAGAACATGAATGATATGTTCTACAAAGATGGTCAAGGCAATGGTGGTAAAGACTGGAATGGTCTTAACAACATTGTCGCAAATGGTATGACACTTGGCGGTATTAACGCCGCTGATGGTCAAGGCAACGATTGGTGGAGATCAACACTTCACGACATGGGCGGAGCGTTAACTGTCGCAAAGATGGCAAGCTGCTACAACGATGTTTCTGTTGGTAACGATCAACCAACAATTATCATTGCTTCACAACCAGTGTACGAAAAGTACGAAGATCTCCTAGATGGACAGATTCGTTACACGGACACTGACATGGCGGACGGTGGGTTCCAGAACCTTCTGTTCAAGGGCGCTCCTGTAACATTTGAAACTGTTACTGGTCACCTTGATAACAAGATGTTCTTCTTGAACACCAAGTACCTCCAACTCGTAGCTCACAGTGACGTATGGTTCAAACCAACTCCGTTTGTGCGCCCAACGAATCAAGATGCTGTATTCTCACAGTTACTTTGCTACGGCGAATTGACTTGCAGTAATCGCGCCCGTCAAGGCATGATACACGGCATCGTTTAATAACTAATGGGACGAAATTTCGCTTACGCACATAAGTCAGGTTCACGACCTTATGGTCAACCAGGAGATGACAGAAACTTTCGTGACAGTACTCCCCGTCCTCAAACGGTGGGAACTTCACGTAACGTAACTCGCGTCAATCCGACGAGTGTGTTTGAGCCAATAAAAGTTCCAGAAGTTTATAAGTGTAGTGCGCTGACTCGTAGCGGTAACCCCTGCAAAGGGCGACCCGTTGCGGGCGGCGACCTATGCGCTGCACATAAGGAGTAAGTGTGCAGATTTCAGAAATGAGAACTTACGTTCAATCTGTTGTTGACATAGACACGTCTGACATATCGAACGACACTCTCAATCGTTTTCTTGGTGAAGGTTACGACCTTATTGTTTACACAGAAAAACGTTGGCCGTTTTTTGAAACATCAACAACTTTCAACACTGTCGCATCGCAGAAAGATTACACGCTTGCCGCTGTTGGAACTTCAGTCACAAATGGTTTACGTGAAATAGCTGCTTTAAGAACTGACGATCATGTTCTTACTTTTGTTGGCAGAGACGAAGGGGATGTTGTCTACCCATTAAATCAAAATGGGAGCGGTGACCCTTGGTGGTGGTCTTATTGGGGTGAAAGTGTGCGCCTGTACCCCACTCCGCAAAGCGTTAAAACTATTAATGTTCGAGGGTACAAAAACCCTACAGCTTTCGGTGCGGGTGTAGCTGACAATGTTGAGCCTTCAGATTTACCTACACCGTTTCATATTCTCATAGCTACTTACGGGATTGCTCGCGCTTACGAGCAGCAAGAAGACCCTCAGATGGCTAATCAGTACTTATCTATTTTTTATCAGGAGTTAGACAACCTTAAAGCACGTTACGACGACATGCCTGCACCCCAGCCTGTCGTGTTGAACAGTCGCAATGCTTCTCGTTGGCGTTCACAGGTGATATTGCCGAATCGTTTGCGCTACTCATGGGAGTAGCCAATGGCAAAATCTGTTAAACGAGAATTTAGTTTAGAAACTCTTGAATCTTTTTCTGGTGGTCTTAACTTAAGAGCTGACCAGTTTAATTTAGCGAAAAATGAATCCCCTGATTTGTTGAATGTGATGGTCGATCCTAGAGGTGGGATCAAACAGCGTGACGGGATTGATAGAAGAAACGAAACGCCACTAACAACAGACATTAAAGGCTTGTGGGGTTACCATACACAAAATGGGGCTAACGCAATTATCGCTAATCATGGAACTATTCTCAGCTATTCCACAACTGGTAATTTCACTACTTTTCCTGCGGGTATAAGTCTTAGAACCGACGGTTCTCGTTGTTATGGGATAACAATGAACGACGTTGCATATGGGGTGTCTTACGACAAGCCTTCTTTTAAATGGGATGGCACAAATGGTGCTGATTTAGCTTCACCTAATTGGGCTGCTGATCCTTCCGATTCGGCTGTAAGTGGTATGCCTCAAGCTCAATACATAGAGTTTTGGAATAATTTCTGTTGGGTTGCGAACATTTACGAAGATTCAACAGGTAAAAAATCTAGGATCAGATGGTCACAGGCTAATAATCCTGAGAAGTGGCGTGAGTCAGATTACATTGATATTGACATCGGTGAACGTGGCGGTCAGATCACTGGTTTAGCTCCATTTGGTGATCGTCTCGTTGTGTTTAAAGACAATGGCGTTTACATAATCACAGGTTTCGATTCTGATTCTTTTCAAGTTTCGACTGTGACTACAGATGTGGGGATGATCGCTTTGTCTAGTCCAGCTATTGCACCTAACCGTGTTTATTTTTGGGATTCAGAAACAGGCGTATGGTCTTATGATCGTGATTCGATCATCTACCATTTCGATTCGATAAAGCCTGCTATTGAAGATGGCACAGTCAAATTTAATATGGCTCCTCAAATGGCGTTCGGAAACAATCTGCTTTTCGTGAGTTTAGATTGGACAATTTCTTCAGTGGACGAAAGACGAACATTGATTTTAGATCCGACTATTAATAGTCCTGTTGGTGCTTGGGTGATAACAGATATAGACGCAGGAGCAATGTTTACTTATCGTCCTCCTGGGTCTAAACCTCAAGTGTTTGCAGCTTGTGTCGCTAATACAGGTTCTTTGATTTGTTTAGAAGATGAAAATAAAAGAGTGACTGATCGTTACACAGGCACAACGGAGAAACACATTTCGTCTTATTTCACTACCCGTTGGGTTACTGGACGTAACCCGATTGTTAATAAACGTTGGGGTAAACCAAGGATGATTACTTTAGCTACAGCTACTTTGACTTTGCCTGTGGAAGTTTTTAAAAACTATGACAAGGCTCAATCGTCTCTTGATTTTAATGTTTCAATAACTGGGAGAACTGGCGATTCTTTGTGGGATACCGCTAAATGGAACAACACTGATCCTGCTTCTGGTTTTGAAGCTGTTTGGACTGGAATACCTAACGATTTGATTGCAGATATCAAAAGATTACCGACTCTTGGGACAGCAACGTCTGTAAGTATGAAGGTTTTTGGTCCTACTACCAATAACACGTGGGAAATAAATGCGCTTGCATTTACTTATGTTCCCAGAAGGATGAGATAAATGGCTGAACTAGACCCACCAAATACTTTTACGGCGGGAACAACAATCGTTGCTAACGATATGAACACTAATTTTACGCATATTAAAACATGGGCTAATGGCACACCCACTCTGTCTACTACTGGTTCACTTACCACTATTAGTGGGACTTTAAGTGTTCAACAATTTGCCAGTTTTTATTCAGGGGCTTACATAGGTCTGAACTCTTATCTTGCTTTTGAAGGCACATCGGAAGATGCTAATGAAACACGTTTGCAAGTTGTTAACCCCACTAACAATGACAACATCATTGAGCTTCCTGATGCAAGTGGGACAGTCGCGCTTCTTACTGACGTTATAAGTCCAAATAGTTCAAACAATATTTTGGCTACCTCGATTTTCAATTAAAGGAAAGGCAATATGGCAACATATTCAAAAGTAAAGCTGAGTACAAGTGCAGAAGGACAACCAACTCTCAGTACGAGCACATCAGCAGGTTCACCAACGACCATTCATGATACAACGACAACAGCTACGACACTAGACGAACTTTGGCTCTATTGTTCTAACAGTCATTCGGCTGACGTAGAACTCATTTTGTTCTACGGCTATGATTCCGCTGGTTCAGTTCCAACTGCACCAGCTAACACGCTGTATCAAACAATAACAACTAAAGCAGGGATGACATTAGTCATCCCAGGATTAGTTCTTGCTAATGATGGTACTAATGCAACAAGAGTTTCTGCTTATAGTGCCACTGGTTCTGTTTTGAACTTGTGGGGTTACGTAAATAGAATAACTGCTTAAGAGGTCTTATAGTGTTTCGACAAGATAGGACTAACCCTAGTTCTGCGGTTTCCAACTGGAAGGGCAGGAAGGACACGGCGAAGGCGTGGCCGTCTACTGCTGTTTCTGGTTGGTTGAATGGCGGTCTGTTTAGTGGCGGTGATGCTTACAACATGTATTTTGTTGGTGGTGGCGATCATCCATATACTACTACAGCAGATAAAATTGGGGTTTCTACCATGACCATGACGACTATTTCAGGTGCGCTTCCTCAAGCACTTGCTTGGACTAGCGGCATGAACAACAACGGTGTAGCGGGTTACACAGGTAATGGTTATGCTGGTGGTTCTCACGATAATATATCCAAGTTACTGTATGCGACTGATACGAATGTTAATCTGTCGGATAATGCTAACGCATATTACGGGTTAGGTTCTACTAGCCAAACTGGAGTCGCAGGTTACATGTTCGGGGGTGATACTAGCACTAACGATGTGAATAAAGACGCTAGAAAAATTACTTTCAGCAACGACACCCAATCTACTATCGAAGATGTATTTACTACTGAAGGTGGTATAAGTAGTTGTTATGTGGGGGATGCTGCGGCTAGTAGTGTCAATAGTTATTATGGAGGGGGTATACGAAGCACAGCAACTGCTAGAATAGACAAATTTCCTTTTGCTACTGAAACTCCAACGGCTTTAAGTAACGAAATGACATGCGATTCTTACTACACAAGAGCCACCGAAGATTACAACACCTCATGCTGGTATTTTCCTGGCAATGCTTGTACTACTGTTGTTAATAAGATGCCTATTAGTAATGAAACGCCAGCGGCGGTATCTTCTGGTTTGTCTGTTGGTAGATATTTTATGGGAGTTATAGGAGTTAAGGGTGTTGCTGTGTACGCCGCTGAGGCAAGTGCAACCACAATGGATAAGTGGGATGTTTCTAATGATACACGTTCAAGTGTTGCGGGTTCCGCTAAGGATAATGGTCCTTCAACTTTCGCTAATCAGGATTTGAGTTGATAATGGATATTGATGAAGCAGTAGCAGAAATTCAACAGACACGTTCACGGTATCAGATTATTCGTTTTGTTTTAGGTCAGCATGACACACCTGAAATGCAGTTTTACCAGTTGTGTTTAGAGTTGAACAATATGCGTCACACTATGCGACGTACGGTCAATACTGTTAAACAGCAAAAAGTAAAAATTAAACGTCTACTTGCTGAAGGTGATGAACTTAGTGATTTGGAAGCGGAAGAACTGCAAATAGGTTTAGATCAGACAATGCTTGTAATGAAAGGTGCTGAACGTGAAATTGAAATATTGGAAGATTTGTTTCACTCTTGCACACACTTTACCCGTGATGAGATTGAACACGCTCAACCTGAGTATTGGGAGAAGCGTTTGACAAGGCAAACGAATTTGCAGATCATGGCTGGGAATGTTGGTTGGGCGCAATTAGATTCGATGCGTCAGATTGGTTTGTTGGATGAACTTGTTGAGGAACGTCAAGCACAAATCGAAACAAACGCAACAATGGAATTAGCATGATTTATTTAAAATGGAAACTTTCTGAAGGAACTTTAGGGACTGGTCCTGAAAGGGACCTCACTGATCGTGGTGCAGGACACACGTTTGCAGCGTGGTGTGCGGATAGTGACGGTTACCGTGTGGGTTACGCCGAGAATACTGTGGATTTATCTGATTTAGAAACTTGGGATGTGACCGAGATTACTCAAGCGCAGGCTTTGGCTTTTTGTAAAGATTTTGACGCTACTGTAAAAATTGACAGTAACGGTTATGTAGGACAGCCGATTGACCCTAACGACCAGATATTGATAAACAA